CGAAGTAGGCAGACCACCTTATATTAAAAAAGAAGATGATGCTAAATTAGTTGAAGCATTAGCAATCGCTGGAGTAACACAAACTTTAATAGCACAGATAGTTAAAATAAGTGAACCTACTTTAAGAAAAAATTTTAGAAAAGAGTTAGATACTAGTAAAGCAAGAGCAAATGCAATTATATCACAAGCCTTGTTTAAAAAAGCAAAAGATGGTAATGTAGTTGCACAGATATTTTGGTTAAAGACACAAGCAGGTTGGAAAGAAAAAAATTATCATGAACTTACAGGAAAAGACGGAGACAACTTATTCGGAGAAGAACGACAGCTTATTGAAATCAGAAAAGTTTTTGACGAAATTAACTTCACCAAACCAGAAAATATTATTGAAGCACCTGAATTGGTGCAAGATAGCACGACAGAAACAAATAACTCCTAAAGGAGATTGGAATGTTTGGTTAATATTAGCTGGCAGAGGTTGGGGTAAGACCAGAACTGGTGCACAAGATATAGCATTTTATGGATTGACCAGACCTCATTCTAGAATAGCAATCGTAACACCAACATTTGGAGATGGTAGAGATACTTGTGTTGAGGGAGTATCAGGTTTACTAGGTTGTATTGATAGAGAATTAATAGAAAATTGGAACAGAAGTATTGGAGAGTTAGTTCTTAAAAATGGAACTGTATATAAAACTTTCTCTGCTGAACAACCAGATAGATTAAGAGGACCACAATTTCACAGAGCATGGTGTGATGAGTTAGGAAGTTGGAAAAATGCAGAGGCATGGGATCAATTATTATTTGGATTAAGACTTGGTGACAAGCCACAAGTAGTAATAACAACAACACCCAAGCCAACAGATTTAATAAAAGAATTAGTAATTAATAAAGATTCTCTTGTAACGAGAGGTAGCACCTTTGAAAATAAGGATAATCTTGCAGAGTCCGCAGTTAAAAAGTTAAAAGAAAAATATGAAGGAACTCGGCTGGGCAGACAAGAATTATTCGCTGAAATTTTAGAAGATGTTGAGGGTGCTTTATGGAATCGTAATATGATTAGTAAGGCACTCATTAAATCAACAGACATAATACCTAACTTTACAAGAACAGTAGTTGCTATTGATCCAGCAGTTACAAGTAATAAACATTCAGATGAAACTGGAATAGTTGTTTGTGCAAAAGGTTCAGATGATAAATTTTATGTACTTGATGATGTCACTGGTAGATACACACCAGACCAATGGGCAAAGATGGCAGTAGAAACTTATTATAAGTATGACGCAGATAAAATTATAGCCGAAGTAAATAATGGTGGAGATTTAGTTGAAAGAGTGATAAGGACTGTTGACAACAATATAAGTTATGGAAGTGTTAGAGCAACTAAAGGTAAGTATTTAAGAGCAGAACCAATATCAGCATTATACGAACAAAATAGAGTTAAGCATTTAAAACCATTTCAATTTTTAGAAGATCAAATGGTAAATTATAATCCTGCAACATATTCTGGTTCACCAGATAGATTAGATGCTTTAGTATGGGGAATAACAGAACTGTCACAAAGAACAGGCAAAGTTAATTGGAGAATTAGTTAATGGCAACAATATACGAAAATATTAAAAATATATTTAAAACAAAAGAACAACCAAAGATGCAAAGAAAAGAAGCACCAGTGGTTTATTATAATTCTTTAGGATATGATTCAGCACCTAAAATTTCTTATGATGATTTAGCAACTGATGGTTATTCTGAAAATGCTATTGTTTATAGATGTATCAATGAAATAGCAAATAATGCGTCAAGAGTTAAAATAAATTTATTTAGAGGTGATCAAGAAATTGATAATCACCCTCTATTAGATTTATTATATAATCCTAGTCCTACCATGTCACAAGTTGAATGGTTTCAAGCATTATATTCTTATTTATTAATTGCAGGAAATAATTATATTTTAAGTGTAGGAGGAGATAATATTGCACCAACTGAACTTTATAATTTAAGACCTGATAGAATTAAAATTAGATCAGGATCAAGAGCAATTCCAGTAGCATATGATTATATGCTTAAAGGTCAAGTTGTTGAAAGTTATGGTGTAGATCAAGCAACAGGTGGTTCTAAAGTTAAGCATATAAAAATGTTTAACCCATTAGATGATTATTATGGAATGAGTCCTATGCAGGCTTCTAGTGTTGATATTGACCAACATAATTTAGCAAACAAACACAATGTAAATTTATTACAAAATGGAGCAAGACCAAGTGGTGCAGTTATCTTTAATCCTAAAGATGAAACAGGTGGTCATGTTCAATTATCAGATGTTCAAAGAAATCAATTAATGAATGATGTTAATCAAAGATTCAGTGGAACTGGTAATGCTGGTAAGCCAATGTTATTGGAGGGAGATTTTGAGTGGAAAGAAATGGGCTTATCTCCTAAAGACATGGACTTTATACAATTAAAAAATATGTCAGCAAAAGATATTGCTTTAGTTTATGGAGTACCAAGTCAGCTTATAGGTATTCCAGATGCACAAACTTATTCTAATTTTGCAGAAGCAAAACTTGCTTTGTATAATGAAACAATTATTCCTTTGCTTGACAGAATACAGGGTGATTTAAATGAATGGCTAGTGCCTATGTTTAATGAACAAGGTTTAGAATTAAGATATGATATTGATTCTATTCCAGCTATGGCAGAACAAAGAAAAAGAGTTTTTGAATCTGTTAGTGCAGGTGTTAAAGAGGGTATTCTAACTCGTAACGAAGCAAGAGAAGCATTGGGCTATGAAACAATGGAGGGTGCTGATAGTTTATTAGTTCCAGCAAATTTAATGCCACTTAATTTAACAGATGATATTACCGGAGAAAATGTTAGTGAAGAAATTCCACCAGAAGTTATTCCAGATGATTTAATTGAAGATGAAGATGGAGATATTGATGAAGTTATAAAAGCTATATCAGATATTAATACAACTCCTACTGACTCAATGGTTTTAGAAGCCAAAAAAGGTATTGCTTGGAGAAAAGAATTTAATAGAGGTGGTACTAGAATAGGTGCAGTTAGAGCAAGTCAAATTATTGCTAAAGAAAAATTATCTCCTAGTACAGTAAAAAGAATGTTTAGTTTTTTTAGCAGACATGAAGTTGATAAACAAGCAGATGGTTTTAGTATTGGAGAAAAAGGTTATCCATCTAATGGTAGAATAGCTTGGGCACTATGGGGTGGAGATGCAGGATTTAGTTGGAGTACAAAAGTTAGAAACCAATTGGAAAAAGAAAAAGAAAAATTTTTAATTGATAATATAGATCAAAAAGATGCCAGAAATTAAACAAACAAAATTATTTATAGAGAAGTTAAAAAGTAAAGATGAGTGTGAAGTAGTAGTAAGAATAGGAAAGTTTAAAACAAAAGAAGAAGCAGCACATTATGCTTCTTATATTACAATGACTAAAAGTATTAATTTTGATGCTGATAGTATATTAGATAATATTGAAGAACTTGAAGATAGCTATTATGGAACAGACGATAGAACATTACATTAAAGTAATTTTAATTTTAGTTTTATTTTCTATGAATGGTTGTGTTTCAGTTGGAGAAATGGATTTTAACCCATCAGGAACATTAATTAAATATTTAATAAAAAATAATAAAGAGAATAAATAAAATGTTTTTTAATAGCAAACAACTAAAATTGTTTAAAGGTGTTAGAGAAAGAATTTGGTATCAACAAGAAAGATTAAGAACACCATTTAGACGACAATACTACAAAGTATTAAATATATACTTTAAAGAGTTTGCAAACAAAATTGAGATAGCATATCAAACAAGAAGTCAGATAATGCTTGACACAGAATTAAGAAAGCAAAAAGATAAATTAAAACTTATTTTAAACACTCTTTATAGAACTGTTGCTTTTTCTTTTAAAGATTATGCTTTAGGAAGATTCTTTTCTAAAGACTTTGATGATGACTTTGAAAATCAGTTAAGAGAGTTTATAGCTTTGAATACTGGTATTTGGGTTGCTGAAATAGATGAAACAACAAGAAAGAGATTAGCAAAAGTAATTGATAACGCATATGCTAATGGATTATCTACAGAGGCAACAGGAGTTGCTTTAAGAAATACAGTTATCGGTATGGGTGTATATAGAGCAAACCTTATATCAAGAACAGAAGTTCATAGAGTAGCAAGTTTTGCTAATGAAGCAGTTGCTGAAAATATGAAAATAGATGGCACTGTTAAAGAGTGGGTTGCTATTCAAGATAAAAGAACAAGAATAGAACACTCTATTGCTGCAGGACAAAGAGTTCCTTTAGAAGAATTTTTTGTTGTGGGTGGAGAAAAATTACAATATCCAGGAGATCCTAGAGGTTCTGCTGGTAATACAATTAACTGCAGGTGTGCTGCAATTTATATAACACCTGATTTTTTATAGGAGATAAAAATGGAATTAATGATAGGAATGATAATTGGTATATGCTTATGTAAAGCAAATGATAAATTTAAATTAATAAAAAAAGCAAAGGACTTTATTCTAAAGCAAATAAAATAATGACATTGTTAAAATCGAAAAATAAAAAGGAGAAATATTCAATGAATGATATTGAAAAAATGGGTGAAGCTATAAAATCTTTAACAGATGTTATATCGTCTAAATCAAAAAAAATAAATGACAATCAAGAAATTTATTCTAAAGCAGAAGATAATTATGATAATGAAGAAAGTGCAGAAACAAGAGCAAAAGAAATAGGTTGTGTTGGAAGTCATTCAATGGAAGATGAAGATGGAAACAAAGTTTATATGCCTTGCTCTACTCATGATGAATATGAAGGATTAGTTGATGAAAAATACCACAAACCTAAAAAGAAACCCATGAAAAGTGTTTGCGTTTGTCATGATGATGGTATTTGTCAATGTGATACAGAATTAAAAAAATTAGTTTTTGAATCAGAAATCAAAGCCGAAAGTAATAAAGGAATATTTACAGGCTATGGTTCTATATTTGGAAATGAAGATCAAGGAAATGATATAATGCAAAAAGGTGCATTTACTAAATCTTTAGTAAATAGACCAGTAAGTAAAGTTAAAATGTTATATCAACATAAAACAGATGAGCCTATTGGAGTCTTTACAGAAATATATGAAGATTCAAAAGGATTATTTGTCAAAGGACAATTAGCTATGGGTACTCAAAAAGGTCGTGAAGCATACGAACTTTTAAAGATGGGTGCGTTAGATGGTATGTCAATAGGATTTAGAGCAGATCCCGAAAAACAAGGATACAATGAAAATAAGAGAGGAGTAAGAACTCTTAAAGAAGTTGATCTTATGGAAATCAGTTTAGTAACTTTCCCTATGAATGAAAGTGCTTTAATTGAAACTGTTAAAGGGAATGCTAAAAATATTCGAGAGTGGGAGAAAATTCTGCGAGAAGCAGGAAATCTTTCTCGGACAGAGGCGAAGATTGGTGCGAAAGCATTATCTGAATCTTTATCACAGCGAGATGCTGGTGATGACAATAAACAATTAGCTGACTTAATAAATAAAGTTGCTAATATAATTAAACAATAAAAAACCAAAAGGAAATAATATGGACAACAATGAAGTAAAAGCTGCTGTTGAAACTCTTGGAAAAACTTTTGAATCTTTCAAACAAATAAATGATGAAAGACTTGCACAAGTTGAAGCTAAAGGGAGTGCTGATCCAGTAACAGAAGCAAAATTATCTAAAATCGAAAAAGATATGGATAAATTTGCTGATATGGAAAAAAGCATGAAAGCTCAAGCTGATGCACAAAAGCAATCTGCAGAAGCAATGGCGAAACTAGAAACTATTATATCAAGACCGAACTTTGCAAACGATTCTAAATTAGAATCAAAGCATGTTCAAATCTTCGACAAATGGTTAAGAAAAGGTAAAGAAAACTTATCTCCAGATGAGATTAAAGTTCTAACTGTTGGAAACGATACAACAGCTGGTTATCTTGCTCCACCTGAATATGTAAGAGAACTAATTAAAGGAATAGTTGAATATTCTCCAATTAGATCAATTGCTAGAATCAGAAGTACATCTCAAAGAAGCATTCAAGTTCCTAAAAGAACTGGTGAGTTTACTGCTCAATGGGTTGCAGAAGAAGGTACTAGAAGTGAAAGTACTGGATACACAGTTGGTTTAGAAGAAATCGCAGCACACGAAATGTATGCTTTGGTTGATATTTCTGAACAAGAACTTGAAGATTCAGTTTTCAATCTTGAAGCAGAAATGAACTCTGAATTTACAGAGCAATTTGCTAAAGCAGAAGGTGCAGCGTTTGTATCAGGCGATTCAGTAGGAAAACCAGAAGGTATTCTTACAGGATTACCAGTGGGTAGATCACAAACATCAATTACTAATGACGTTCTTGGTGCAAATGATTTAGTTAATGCAGCACACAATGTTAAAGCTGAATATGCAAGAAATGGTTCTTGGATTATGTCTAGATCAACTCTTGCAACTGTTAGAAAAATGCAAGATACGGCAGGACAATATATTTTCCAACCAGGTGTATATGCTATGGGCGTTGGTTCTAATATTTTAGGACACCCTATTATTGAGTGTACTGATATGCCATCAGTTGCAAATGGTACTGTTCCAGTTGTATTTGGTGACTTCAGAAGAGGATATATGATTGTTGATAGAACAGTTCTATCTATCATGAGAGATCCTTTCACTCAAGCTGCATCAGGTAATGTAAGATACATTGCTAGACGTAGAGTTGGTGGTCAAGTTATTCTTGATGAAGCATTAACTAAAATTACAATTCAGTAATTAATATTAATAATATAAGGAGAATAAAAAAATGTTTGATTTAAAAAACAACATTGAACTTGTTGAATCTCTTAATGCTATCGTGAAAGATGCAGATACAAATGCAACTGGTATTGATACAAAGGGTTTTAATAGTTCAATGGCAATCGTAAATGTAGGCGCACCAGGTATTACTTTTAGTGCAGATAACAAAGTTGATATTAAACTAGAAGATAGTGCTGATAATAGTGCATTTGCCGCAGTAACAGATAATAATTTTGTTACAGGTGGTACTGTGGATAGTGCTGGTATATGGCAAACTATTGATGCTAATGGAGAGTGTGATGCTGTCTATGGTATCGGTTATGTAGGTCCAAAAAGATACTACAGAGTTGTACTTGATTTTTCAGGTACTCATGGAACTGGTACTGTTTTTGGTGTTGTGGGTGCTCAAAGCAATCCACTTCATGCACCAACTACAGTTGCTGCTAATCTATAATTTATTTTATAGATAATAAAATTATCTTCGGATAATATATTTTTGGGGGAGGGAAGCGAGAGTGGAACTTCCCCAAGATACTTAAAATTTAAAAAGGAGAAACAAATGAAAATAAAAATGAAACAAGATAAAGTAGCAAGTTCTAATGAAAATGGTACTACAACTATGACTTATGCTAAAGATAGTGTGCATGATATGAGTAGTGAGTGGCAAATGAAATTAGCTACTAACTTTATTAATAATGGTAGAGCAGAATCTGTATCAGTGGAAACAACTAAAAAAGTTATTGTTGATATGGAAAAAAAAGAAGAAAAAAAAGAAGTAAAAAAAAGTATTGTCAAAAAGTTATTTGGCAGAAAAAAATAAGGATTAAAAAATGAGTGGATTAAAAACAGAAACAGCTTGGTCAACCAATGTAGTTAGTATTGCTGACTTTAAATTGTTTGCAAGAATTGATAGTTCTGACACATCAGAAAACGCACTCATTGAATCTCTAGTATTTTTAGCACAAGATATGGCAGAGTCATATACAGGTAGAGCAATCACTCAACAAGACTTACAACTATTCTTAGATAGATTGCC